GGTAGTCTACAATCTTTTCTGTTTTAAATCTATCTATATCTAATACATAAAAGTTGTTTTGATGATCTACACCAACAACTACTAATGCAGTATAGTCAGCTTGTTTACGTAAACTAAATGCAAAGTCAATTGCTGCAAAAATATTTAACTTTCTATCTCGTATATACCAATCACCATCTTTAACATTTAATGCTGCTTTATCAAAATACTGAAAGTTTTCTGAGTTAATTCTAGCACTCTCTGTAGTATTAGGATCATTATAATATTGAGCATAGAACTGTGTACTATCTATATATTTTGCTTTAATCCTAGATAACTCTTTACTATCAAATCCAAAAGACTTACCATCTTTACGTGTTCGTTTTGCCCATAAGAACTCACCTTCTGTTTCTACTACTCGTTGAAATAGTTCATAGACTTCTTCTTCTTGTGTTATCTCATCATCATCGTCATAATGAACTTCTTTCATATTAATCATAGTATCATATATATCTCTAGGATGATACCTTGTACCTACTACCCATTCTTCTGCACCTGGGTTTTCAATAGATGCTAACTGTGAATAAGCATTAGCTACCTTATCTCTACCATCTTCTGAGTATGCATTGCCTGGTACTACTATATCATCTAGTACAACTATGTCTGCATGAAAGCCTGTAGTATTACTAGTAAGACCTACTGCTTTAACAGTAGCATCTCTTATACCTTCTAGTTTACGTTGAGGATGATCAACAGCAATCTCTGCTACTGCCCACTTCTCTCTCTTACCTTCTTCTGGGTGAATCATATCTCCCCAGTATCTACGATATATAGGTGAATCTATAATCTGTTTTATTGCATATAACTGTTTCTCTGCTAAGTCAGCTGTAGCTGATACATATAGTATAGTAGTTTCAGGATGCTTAGTTATATGCCAGGCAGTTCTATAAGCAATTAGCTTACTCTTCATATGTCCACGAGGAAGTAAAACTAATTGATTATCTTTTCTATCTGATCTTGCCCACCAACTAATTAACTCTTCATGTATTGCACCATACAATATATGAGGTGCTACAAGTTTTATAAACGTGAGTAAGTCTGCTTCTGCAGCTTCTCTAATCTGATCTAATTGGGTCATGCTGTTTTCTTTCTTCTTTTACCTGAAGCAGTAACATTCCATTTTTTACGACTAGAACTAGTTTTCTTTTTTGCCATGGTTCTTTTTTCAGCAGCTGTCATTTTCTTAGCTACCTTCTTAGGTCTACATGCAGGATAACCACGTTTGTCTTTTTTACCACTACGACCACATTTCTTACCTGTTTTTATGTCAACCCAATCTTCTTTAAACCATTTACCTAGCCCTTCTTTAGCCACGTTTAGTTTTGCCTTTTGTTTTTTTCTTAGCTACACGATTGTCTTTACCTGACCATGTACCACCTCGTTTTTTATATTCTTTTGATGCCCAGGCATTTGCATATGCACTTGGATAAACATCAAACTTTTTTCTTGCTGCAGCTTTAACTCGTGACCATAAAGCTGGATTATTAGGTGTAGGACTTGCCATATTATTCCTTATGATTTTTTATTATTTTGGCAGAAACTTCTTGCAGCTTCTACAGATCCAAAGCCCCAAGCTTTTAATGCTAGTGCTTTACGTGTTGGTCTACCTTTACTATCTTTCATAGGTCCTTTCATTCCTGCAAATCTACATGCAAATGAAACACGTCTTGGATTTTTACCAGATTTAACTGGTGCTTTAAGGTTAGAGCCTTGTGCTTTCGCACTAGCTCTACCCTTTGCATTTAATCCACCTTTAGGATTCTGTCCTTCTTTTCTTGTCCAGGCTGGTGACTTAGCCATTATGCTTTCTTCTTTTTAGTTTTTGGTTTAGTATGAGTATATCCTTTATCTTTTAAAGTCAAATGTTTTTTCTTTGTAAATACCATTTGTCCTTTACCAGCTTTAGAATACATCATATGTGGCTTCATTTTATCTTCAGCCATTTTAATATTTCCTTTTACCAGGTTTAAGTTTTTTATTCATAGGTTTATTTTTCATAGGTTTCTTTTTTTTATTGTTCATCATTCTACTTCCCCTTTGCTAGTTGTCCACCAAAATAAAACTCTACTATCATGGTTGCCCATGTAAATATTTCATCAAACTTGTAGAGTCCCTTTATTGTTTCAAACTTAGTGTCTCCACCAAATTCAAATAAGCCAAACAAAATACTTGTAGGCTCTTCTACTATCTTAACTACTGTGTCTATTCCTATTACACCTGCTAACGGATAGACAGCTACTAATGAAAGAATAGCAAACATTAGTACTCTTCGATTCCATGCAGCCATTTTACCTTCAGTGCTTGCATGTTCTCTTGCTTTTTGAAGCTCACCTGATTTAGCTGCTAGAGCTTGTAACATCATTTGATTTTGTTGATGAGCCTGTTCTGATTTAATTGCTGTTAGTTTAGCAAAGAAACCTAAACCAATTGGAATTAAATGTTGTAATATACTTATCATATTGTTTGAACTAGTACTGCTACTACAACAGCTCCAAATCCTGCTAAAGCACCCCACACTAATTTATTTAACATAACTTCAATTCTATCTAATCTTTTATGAATTGTATTATATCTTTCTGCACATAACTTTTCATGTGCTTTCATTTCTTCGTGTGGTGTCATTTCCATCCTTTCTCTAGAATATTATGTATTTTACTTTCTATAGCAGGAAGAAGTCTCATTCCACTATATCCTATAAAGAATGCTATTGCTGGTCCTGCTAGCATACCTAAGTTAAATATATGTAGTATCGGTGGTATAAAAAACTCAGCAGTTACTACAGCTAGTATCAAAGTAAAACCTAGTTCTTGTCTAGCTCGTTTTCTTTCTATTAACCAATGAATATGTCCACCTCTAGGTGTTTTACCTTTAAGTTTCTTTTTATTATAATTAAATAGTGCACCAAGGATAGAAGCTATAACACAACATAACTTACTACCATATTGTGCTATAAAGTATTCCATTTAACATTTTCCATTACATTAATTAAAGATTCTACATCTGTAACTTTTGCAATTGCTGTTTCAACTCTATTAGCTTCTGTAACAATAGCAGCTCTATGTGTAACAACGTTTTCTGGAATATCTACTTCTCGTTCTGTTTTTCTAGTTACATACCAATCTGTATTAGCAAGTATTGTTCCTGCAGTATGGTTTACTTCAGCTATTTTTACAGACTTTAATCCTTTAGTTACTAATCTTACAGGAGTATTAACCATAGCTTTAGTTTCTTCATCTAATTTTTGTACCCATAATGGATTACCATCTTTATCTACTGCTTCTACATCTTCTAATGCTTTAGGATTATCTAGTTCTCCATTCCAATAGTATCTATCATCTGCACGTACAGGATCAGCTTCCCATGTAATACCTAAAGCTGTTTTTTCTTCTTCAGTAGATAACTGTAACCAGTTTCTAGGGTACTGAACATTATTGTGAGTAAAAGCCCTGTCAACAGGGAGTGTGTTTCCGTTTAATTTATATGCCATAATATTCTCCTATCGGGCGTTTGAGTTTTTAAAAGGGTTTTCGGCAAATGCCATGTATATGTATGTGTTGCCTGATGAGTTTAGGTTAGTAAAAGTATTTCTTTGTTTAAAGCCATTAGACAATATATCAATACCATTAGATTCAGTTCCTTCTACCTCACTATTATTTGCTTTTAAATATGTACCTGTTAAATTATATAAATTTCTGCTTGTATCATATATCATCCACTCACCAGTATCTGTATCTTTCATCATAATCCAAGCAGGTCTAAACCCTGTGTATATAAATGGTCCATCAGTAGAGCCATTACCTGTATATTTACCAAACTTACTATATCCTTCTACACTTTTAAAAACATACATAACATAATTATTGCCTGAAGCATTTATTTCACCAGTACCTGCTCTAAAAGCAACTACAGAACTTGAAATTCCTGTACCATCATAAAATACGCTAGTAGTATAAGCTGCATCATTAGTATTTAAATACAGATATGCACCATTAGAAGCAAATGCTCCTGATAAATCTTTATGCCAAGTAGCCCATTCATTAACATTTGATCTATTTTTTGTTATTATCATATCAGGAATAACACCTAGTCCATGTCCAACAGTTGCTGCACTACCATTACCAGAATAAGTAACAATATTAAACCCTGCTGTTGTATTAGCCGATATTGTAGATGTTATATCACCTACATCATTAGTAACAGTAGAACCTCCTGCATCCCAACACCATGCTACATAGTTATCCGATGTTTCATTAGTTCTACCTGCATTAGATGTTCCAGTAGTTACAGTAAATCCATTACTATTAAATGCACTT